GACAGGATCAACAGGTAGATAAACGCCACGCTGTCCGGGTTGTCGGCCGCGCGCTTTTGCAGTTCCTCGGCGATGCGCGCCGGTTCCTCGCCCTTCATATAGCGCTTGCGCTTCGACTCCGGGTTCCGCGCCACCACGCCGCACGGGTTCGAGTTCACCGGCCGGTACTGCCACACTTCGGCCAGCGACAGCATCTTCGACGCCAGCGCCACGACGCGGTTCGCCGTATGCGGCTTGTCGGCCAGCGCGCGGTGTATGCTGTAGACGTCGTTCGACCCGATGTCCGACACCTTCTTCTCGGCCAGCTTCGGGGCCAGGTACAGGCGCCACAGGCCCTTGTCGTTGCGCGCCGACGACGGCTTCTTGGTGGGCAGGTGGTCGCGCTCGTAGCGTTCCCACAGCTCCAACATCGTCGGGGCCTGCTTCTCTTTCTCGCGTTCGATGAGCGGGTCCTTGCCTTCGGCGACCATGCGCAGCATGTCGCGCGCCATGCGTCTGGCGTCTGCCAGCGTCAGGATGCCGTAGTCGCCCAACTTCGGCTTGCGTTCCTTGCCGGCCTTGGTGCGGAAGTAGAGATAGAAGGATTTCCGGCCGTCGAAGGCGCGCAGGTGCAGGCCCTTCACGTCATCGTCCCAAATGGTGGCCCCGGGCTTGGCGGCTTTGATCGTCACATCACGCATGTCTTACGCTCCTGTTGCGGGTTTCACACCACCTCATCAGCCCATCCGCTGGTCGCAAACTGGTCGCAAAACCGCATCGTTGGTGCGTAGTCAGTGTGATAGGTCCACTAAGTGTAGGCGGGAACTTCGTTTTTCGCAACATATATTGCGTTAGTCGCAGCGAATTGTGTATTTCGCAAGACTCTTAATCAGCGGGTCCTAGGTTCGAGCCCTAGTGCGCCCACCATCGAAGTCCCTGAAATCACTTCACTTTCGGGATCGGACGCCACCTGGACCTAAACAGTCCGGGTGGCGCTGGTCGCATACTGGTCGCAGCGGATTTCTGGGGCTGGTCGCAGGCGCTTTTCGCGCGCCCCTCTGGAATCACTCGGGTTTTGCGTGCAGCTTGGCCCGTTCTTCGATCGCCAGGGGCGCGTCTTTCCCCAGCCACTTCGCCATTTTCAGGACTGCGTGGTCGACAAACGGCGGGTGCCCATATGCCTGCGGCAGCCGGCGATAAAGCCAGAGCGTGACGTTCAGGAAGTCCGCCAATTCCTCGCTGGTCGCACCGCTGGTCGCAGATTCGCCGCCCCTATTTGCCGCCAGGGTTGCATGTGGCGCATAGCTGGCGTTGCCGTAAGCTGCCTTCCACTGGCGGCACGAGCTACGTGCTTCATCTTCGCTGCGGTGAATTTTCTCGACGCAGACGAGCCACACGCCGTCGTCGCGGCAGTCAATGAACAGGTGGTCTGCGATGGCCATGGGTTCCAACTCGCGCAGAGGCATCCGTTCGCAAACTGGGCATGACTTTTGGCGTCCGTCGAGCAAGGACATAGTGCCGTCGTTGTTGTCGCGCCACAGGCAGCCGCACCCAGATGGGCAGCGATACGCCACGCTACGCCCCGCAGCCTGGGCGGCGGTGGGTGCGGCGCCTTCGGCGCGGCGGTTCCAGTCTTCTGCGATCTGGACCAGGTAGCCGGCCTGCGCCGGGTACATCAGCACGTGGTCGTCCGCGTCGAACACACAGCCTTCGTCGTGGTCCGCGTACAGGCGGTGCCAGTCGCGGTTGCTTTGGATGCGCGCCGCGCCGCCACAGAACGGGCACGGCTTCATCTCGGCGGCCGCGATCACGTCAGCCGGCGGAACGGCGGTGTGGTCGGGGCGGGTCATGCTGCCACCTCGTCGTTCAGGTGCTTGTCCATGCACGTCAGGCAAATCCGGTACTGGCCCCAGAAGCTGCCGTCGATCAGCGCGCGTTCATGGCGATAGCGCTCGCCGGGCTTGATGGCGTGGTCCTGTTTGCCGTCCAGGCTGAAGCAGGTGTGCTCCTTCCTGGCCGTGCGGATTGCAACGGTTTGGCACGCGCGCTCGGCTTCATCGCCGAAGAACGGGTCCGCGGCGATGTAGTCCGCGTCCGTATAGGCAGTGGTTCCCACAATGATTTTCTCCTTAAAATTCGTGCTGGTCGCACAATTGGTCGCAATGGACAAAATTCCTAGTGCGAACTGTACCACATATTGCGTCTTCCGCAACATCGCGCCACTACATTTTGTGGCGCTTCTGCCTTTCCATCAATAGGAACCTCGGCCTACGATAGCAGCCACGCTTCTTCGATGCGGCGCTGGGCTGTGGCGAAGTAGCGTTCGTCTTTCTCGATTCCGATGAAGCGGCGGCCGGCACCGATCGCCGCCACGCCCGTGGTGCCGCTGCCCATGCAGTTGTCGAGCACGATCTGGCCGGGGTCGCTGTACGTGCGGACCAGGTAGTCCATGAGTTCGACGGGCTTCTGCGTCGGGTGCAGCCCCGCTTCTTTTTTATTGTCGCCCTTGATGCTGATGATTGAAAACGGATTGCGCTCCCCCGTTTCGCTTCCGCCGGTTCTGTCTGTCAGGCCGTTCGCCCCCATATGGGCCTCAGTATTCTTTCTACGGGAATATTTGTATGGCACCCCCGCGACAATCTGCTTGTTGAAAACTGGGAGCCGCCCGTAGAACACCAAGATGTCTTCGTGCCGACGCAACGGCATTCTGTTCGCGTTCGCGTAGCCGGTGTATTTGTTCACTTTGTCCCATACCAGAGAATAACGGAACATCGCCCGATTACTCATCACCAGCGCGCTGGTGAAGGGCTGCGCCGCCGTCAGGACGATCGCCGCGTTCGGCTTGGCGATGCGGCGGTACTCGGCCCACAGCGCTTCAAACGGCAACACGCTGTCCCATTTGCACGCCGTCGTGCCATACGGCAGGTCGCACAGCACCAGGTCCACGGATTGGTCGGGCAGCATCTCCATCAGGGCCATGCAGTCACCGTGCAAAAGCTGGAAATTGATGGGTGGCGGGTCAGAATTTCTCATAGGTTTTTTGTCGTGTCTTTCAGGTTATCGTTTTAGGTCGTCCGACTTTCCGTCAGCAGTCCCAGCCATAGTCGGCCTGCTCGCGCTCAAACTTCAGGTCTTCGATGCGATCGCGCGCAGAGAGCGCGGGCTTGTCGACGCGCGCCGGCTCGGCTTTCATGCGTGGCGGTCCCTCATTGGGCAGTGGCGTCGGGGCGCGGCGCATCGCGGTGGCGCGCTTGTTTGGCGGGTTCGGCCTGTCCACCTTCGGCACCGGCGGCGCGATCACCTGGCCCTTCACCGGCTGCTTGTCCTTCTTCGATGTGTACGGCACGCGCAGCGTCTCGCACCGCTGTTCGAGCGTGGTGAACTCGGCACCGCAGCTCGGGCAGTAGCGCCGGCGCCAGATGCCCTGTTCGATTCGTCGGCTGTCTTTCGTCTTGGTGTCAGTTCCGCATTCGCATCGCATCTTTTTCTCCAGTTATGAAAAATGGCCCCTTACGGGGGCCAGTCGGTGCGGTCACTCAGCTAGATGGGACCGGCCCGCACTGCGGATGTTACCTGCACGTCCACCACGTCGGCGCGACCGTCCGCTGCGCGCCTGGCACGTGGGCCGTGTTCATTCCCAGGTCACTTTGTGGCCGATGAATTTTTCCCAGCGCGCGCGGGCTTCTTCCAGATCCGGCAGCACGTAGCGCCAGGGTTGCCCTTCGCCCTTCGGCCCGCGGTTCTTCTTCACGTCGCCCAGCAGCTTCACGAGCGTGCGGCCGACGGTGCGGCTGTCCGGTGCGCGCGTGCGGATGTTGCGGTCTTTCAGGTATCGGCCGAAGGCGGCGCGCAGGCGTTCGCATTCGATGGCTTCCGGCCACTCCTGGCCGAAGTCCGACGCGGCGATGTGGCCTTCAGTCAGGCAGTCCAGCCACCACTGTTCGAACGGCTCCAGGCTGGCGATCTTCTGTTCCAGCAGCCCACTGGTTTCCGGCGCCTTGTTGATGTCGGCGCGTGACAAGTCCCAGTCCATCAGGAACTTCAGCAGGTGGCGGTTGCCGCCCTGGTGGTCGATGCCGATGCGCATTTTCTCGAAGTAGCTGCGGTCCTGCATGCGGCCTTCGCCGATGCTGAACACGGCCCAGCGGCGTTCATCAGCGGAAGCAGGCACCAGCCAGTCTTCGTTGCCGATCACACCCACGCGCGTCAGGTTGCGCACCTTGTAGGGTTCGCGGCCCTTCATTTCGATGTCGTGTTTGTCGCCGGTGATGAGATCCTTGACGACGCCTTCGGCCTCCTTGTCGCCGGACCAGAACGCCTCATCCATCACGAATAGCAGGCAGTATTGCAGGTGGCCCGTGAAGTTCGACGTGATGTAGCGGCGGCGCGACGTCAGCAGGAAGTGGCTGCCCACCAGCTTGCCCACGCGCTCAATCAGCGCGTTCTTGCCGGTGCCCTTCTTGCCTTTGAACGCGACGGCCACCAGCGGCTTTTCGAACGGGCGCTGCACCAGGTGCGCGAACCACGTCATCAGCCACGTGAACAGTTCTTCGTTGCCGCCGCATACGTTGTCGCGCGCGTGGTCCAGCCACATGTCCAGCGCGTAGTGGTCGGGCTCGCCTTCGATCGGCGTGGCGACGAAGCCGCGCCACATGTTATACCAGCGCGAGCCCATTTCGCGGCCGGGCTCGAACACAAGGCCGTCGTACTGGCGGCGGCCCGGCCACTGCATCCATGCGTTGGCCAGCTGCTCGGTCTTCTTGCCGACCTGGATCTGCTGGTTCGACAGCCGGTCCATGAACGTCGACTTCTGCAACAGGTGGAATTCGAAGTTGCCTTCGGGCCCGGTCGTCTCCCAAAGGATGTTGCCGCTGCCGCCGGCGATCACGAAAGCGTACTGCTTATTCAGTTCTTCGAACGGGTGGCCCTTTTCGTCGGCCGCCGTTTCGCCAGCTGCCACGGGCGGGAATTCAGCTTCGGGGGCGCTGATGCCGACGGGCTCGGTGCCATAGCTGTAGGCGTTGTCCACCTTCTCGGACAAATCTTCGTCGGACCACGGCGGGGAGCAGCGATCGTTCCAGTGTTCGAGCATCAGCGCGAAGCAGTCCGCGCGGCTGGCGCCGAAGTCCTTCACGCGGCACGCCACAACGTAAGCAGTTTGGTCGCCGCCCTGGCCTTCGACGGACAGCGGCGCATCGTTCGTCAGGTAGTCGATTGCGCGACGGTGCGCGCGGCTCGGGTCGACGTCGGCCGCGATCGCTTCAACACCAGCGTCCGTTTCCCGTCGTGCAGCAGGTCGGCCACAAACGTCCACGGCCCACTGCGGCGCAGGGACAACTGCAATTCCGTTGGCGGTGTACGGCCCGATGTCGAGCACGCTTCCAGCGCCGACGATATAGCCCCCGCGGCTTCGGATGTCCAAGCCGGGTGCAAGCACGTTAGCGCCCTGTTTAACGGGCTCATCGACACAGAACACCAGGTGTCGCCCACCCGTAGGAGTGAACTGTGTGTAGGTGTCGGCGAAAAAGTAACCGTCAATCTCAAGTCGCAGCAGTTCATCGTCGCCGGCCTTCCCGTGCTTGTTATCAACATCACAAACGAGCAGCGCCTGGTCGGCACCGTACCGTGATGTGAAAATCCCAACGTTGTAGTCGTGCGAAGCCCATAGTTCGGCGATGCGCGCGGGGTCCATGGTGGCTTCGTCCTGCCAGCCGTTGTGCGCGGGCGTCTTCCCGCCGACCTTCAGCGGAAAAACATGAAAGCCTCGCGCCGCAAGGGCCAGTGCGTGTTCGAGCATCTTCATTCTGCGCGCCCCTGCTGCGCGCGGATGCGCTGCTCGCGTTCGTAGTCGTTGCGGCAGTCCTCGCCCGGGCAGAACAGCTTCCCAAGGCCCACAGCGTCCTCGCAGTAGTAGCAGCTGCCGCGCGCCTTCAGGGTCGGCTTGCGCATGGATCGCTGGGCTTCCAGCATGGTTTCTGCCGCGTCGTTTGCCACGTCAATGATGTCCATTTCTCATCCTTTCTTATTGTGCGTCCGGCGGTTCACCACGTCCGCCACCGTTGTTCTCGCCAGCCCGAGCTGGTGCGCCACTTGCGAAATGTTGTCGTTCGCCGCCATCGCGCGGATGCGCGCCACCTGCGCGGCAGAGAGGCGCCTGCCTGGCGCACGTCCGTAGCGCGTACCGTGCGCTTCCCGATCGGCTTGGTTTTCTTTAGCGGTTCCCCAGCGCAGATTGGAAAGCCGGTTATCTTTTCGGTCGCCGTTCCCGTGGCACGCTTGGTGCCCTTCCGGCCGAGGCCCGACGAACGCTTCGAGAACCACTTTGTGTGCGAGCACCTGCTGCGCGCGGCCGTCACGCCAGAACATCACTCGGTAGTAGCCGCCAGTGTGCCGCAGCATTTTCAGCATGCGGCCCGGTTGGTTTCTTGTGACGGTTTTCCCCCAACGTGTTGGGAAATTCACAACCCTATGGGCAGACCTAATGCGCCCTTGGTCGCTCACCTCGTAAAGTCCTTCGTAACCGGCCACAGGCAACCAGCGCTCACTTGCGAAACCGGCGTCCACGCCACCCCTCCGCAGCGATGGGTAAGTCTGCGGCCCACTTGGGCAGTCGGCGCATGATGGCGCGCACTTCGTCAACAGAACCGAATCCAATCGGCACCTCCGTAACAACTTCGTCATGAATGGTAGTGACGACATTATAGCCCGCAGTTTCCAGCGGGAACAATGCTTCAGCGAGCAGATCACGCGCCACGGCTTGCGTGTTGTTTTCCGATTCTAGACCGCCGTAGAGCTGCTGCGGCCCCCACTTCTTCGTCTTGCCGTCCACGCCCATGTACTGCACGGCGTCGCGGTCGAAGCGGTTCTTCACGATCTTCGGGTACGGGTAGCAGAGCACGCGGCCCGACGGCAGGCGGCACCACAGGAAGCTGCCTTTAGCCAGATACGTGACCTGGCGGCCAGCCGCGCCGGCCGTGAACTTCTGGCCGTGGTGCAGCACCGCGTTAATCGCAGCCCGGTCGCAATCGTACCAGTAGCGCACGATTTTCGGATGCGCCTCTCGCCACTTCACTTTCAGTTCGTCCGCGCGTGCATCGCTAACGATGACGCCGTAGCCGCGCGCCATGGTTTGGAAGGCGCCGACGCCGCCCTGATAGCCCAGCGCCAATTCCATCACCTTGCCGACCTGGCGCTGGTCCTTCGTGACCGCGCCGGGTTCGATGCCGAATGATCGGCCGTAGGTGAGCTTATACAAATCAGGCCCGGTGCCCGCGTCAAATTCACGAAACGCTTGCAGCTTCCAGTCTTCGCCTGCCAGCCAGGCGAGTACGCGGCCTTCGATGTTGGCGAAGTCGGCGGCAATCAAGTCGTGGCCAGGCGCTGCGGTGATAAAGCCGCGCAGGCAGGAGCTGATGACGTCCATGGGCTGGCCGAAGAACACGTCCAGCGTGTCGCGCGCGAACTCGGTGTCGTGTGCGCACAACAGGTCCAGCACTTCTTCGATTTCGTGCTGCTCCATCTTCGGGCGGGGGAAGTTCTGCACCTGGATCTTGCGGCCAGCCCAGCGACCGGTGCCGGCACCGTGGTATTGCAGGGTGTTGCGCACGCGGCCGTCGGCCGAGACGCATTCGAGCATCGCTTTCAGTTTCGCGGTGGACGACTTCGCGGCTTCCTGGCGCAGTCGCAGCGCCTCGCGCACGGAGCAGGGCAGGTCTTCGCCGGCCAGCGCATCCAGCACGTCGGCTTTCGCGACGCCGCCGATGTCCACGCCCTGCGCCTGCACCCACTCCAGCAGCGCCTTGTTCTGCGTGCACGCAGAGACGGCGCCGCGCGTCATGCTGCGCATGTCGGCGTTCAGGCGCGTCTGCTCGGCTTCCACCACGGCGATCGCGGCGCGCACGGCGGCGATGTCAATGGCGATGCCCCTGTTGTTAATCGTGTGGTCCAGTGCCCAGATTCTTTGCTCGCTGGCGGACAGCTGCATCATGCGCTTTTCCAGCGCGCGCTCGACTTCAACGTCCTGCCGGCAATAGGCATACAGGCGCTGCTTGCTTTCTTCGTCCTCGCGCCACGTGCCGTCGGCCTTCGGCTTGCACATGCTCATCATTACACGGTAGCCGGCCTGGTCCTTCCGGTAGTCCATGCCGAGCGCCGCGGCGGCCGCGTCCAGACTGCCCGGCAGCGACATGGCGTAGGCCATGGCCATCGTGCAGCGCACCTGCTCGGGGCGCAGGACCGGCCAGCCGTAGCGCGGCACCATCACGTTGTTCCAAATGGCGAGTTCGAACGCGGCGTTGTGCGCGACGACGATGCCGCCGGCTTCCACGTGCCTGCACGCGATCGTGCCCACCAGCGTGTTCACTTGGCCCGGCCACCAGATTTCCGTGCCGTCGGCACCCAGCGCGAACGCCATGCACAGCACGTCGGTGCTCGCTTCGCGGCTGTACACGTCCAGGCCGGCTTTCTTCAGGTCTACGCGGCTGCGCGTTTCAAAGTCGATGTGTAGGGATGTCATTTCGGGCCCTTGGCGGCGAACACGTGCCCGTCCTTATCGACGCATGCGACGTCGCCAACGCGGCCGGTCGGCTGGCCGCGGCCGGGCACCCAGTCGTAAAATCGCGGCGCCATTCCGCGATCGGTGCAATACTTGCTCGCGGCCTGCACCTGCTCGTAGGTCATCGGCTCGCAGCCGGCGAGCAGTGCGGCCAAGATAATCGAAGTGGAATTTTTCATCTTCGTCGGTTTTTCGGTCGGTAAAAAAGGCGGCCCGTAGGCCGCCATTGTTGCGCTGGGGATTAGGCGAACAGGTCTTCTGCATCAGCCCCTTCTTCCACGGCGACGGGTTCGAAGTCGCTGGTGGCCTTGGGCGCCGCGCCGCCGATCGGATCGTCATTGCGCAGCAACTGCACGTTGTTCAGGAAGAACGACGCGCCCTTGTTGCCGTCGACATCGTAGGTGCCGGCCTTCAGCGACAGGCGCGCCCAGCGTCCCGAGTAGACGTCTTCCGGTTTGGCGTCGGCGCCGGTCGGCAGGATCACGCCAGGCTTGCGCGTGGTGGACAGGCGCAGCAGGGTCCAGCCCTTCCACTCGTCGCCCATCTTTTCTTCGGCGTCCAGGAACGGCGACTTCAGGCCGCGCGGGCGCTTCGCTTCGTTCGGCCACTCTTCGGCCACGGCGTCGGCGGCGGCTTTCTTCGCGGCGGTCAGGTCCGAGCCCGGCGGGATCAGGAACGACAGGGTGTACTTCTCGACGCCCTTTTTGGTCTTGGCGTCCGGGTTCGGGTTGAACAGGAACTGCGCGTACGACAGGCGGCCTTCGCAGGTGATGAGGGACCCGGTTTTTGCGGACACGAAGCAGGTATTGGTTGCGGTCATGGTAGTGCGCTCTTTCGTTTAGTTGTCGAGGAAGTCGAGTTGTGCCGAGCTTTTCACTGCTGCGCGCTTGTCCTCGGCGGGGGCAAGCGTATGGCCGGAAGATTCCTTCACGGTCAGTTCTGCGAGAATGCTGCGCTGGTCTTTCGGCAGCAGCTTCTCGATTTGTGCGGGGCTTTTCAGTTTCGGCGGGTCGTAGAACTTGTCGTGCTCGATGCCGGTGGCTTCGAACAGCGCCTGGTCGACGCCAGCGTCGTCGCGCCATTTCCGTGTCGCGCGCTTCTCCACCAGCTTCCAGCCTGGCGGCGCGCGGCCCGCTTCGGCCTCGGCGTATGCGAATTCGCGGATGGCCTTGATGCGGGCTTCCACGGCCGGCATGTCGAGCAGCGCTTGGGCCAGTTTCGCCGGGTCATAGTCGACCATCGGCGCGAACTCGACGCGCGCCAGCGCCTGCTGCTTCTCGGCGATCGCGTTGCACCGACCGGGCACTGCGGCGGCCGGGCAGAACTTGCAGTGGTCGCCGGACGCCAGGTAGGCCAGATCCCAGTCGACGGGGCTGATAGTGCCGCCGCCGCCGCGCAATTCGTTGGCACGCTCGACGCGCTTCACGCCGTCCAGCAGATCCGCCTGCCAGTCCAGCAGCTCGTCCACGCCGATCGTCCAGCTGCGGATCGGGCCGGCGCCGTGCGGGCAGCGCGGCTGCACAATTACGATTTCAACAACGCGTGCCGGAAATCGCAACGCGGTAAGCGCGCCAAGGGCGTAGTACATGCCCTGTGGGTTGCCCTCGGCTTCGACGGGCGTGCCCTGGCCGTGCTTGTAGTCGATCACGCGCAGCTTCGCTTCGTCGGCGAACCACTGCACGCAGTCCGCAGTGCCGAACAGCCCTTCGTGCAGTTCCTTCAAGTGGAACTTCACTTCCACCAGCGTGTCGAACGGCTCATCCTTGCGCACGAAATCCAGATACACCTGCACGGCGTCGGCCATTTCCTGCGTCACGGGGAACAGGTAGTCAGTGCCGTCCTGGTGCACGGTGATGACGTGGTTGGTGGCCACGTAATACTGCGCATCGAAATATTCGTTCAGGCACATTTCGGCCAGTTCGTGCGCCGCGGTGCCTTCCATGGCGTACTGGCTGCCGCGGTTCGGGATGCCTTGCGACAGCGCGATGCTGCCGGGGCACGACAGCCAACGCTTGCTGGAGCTGGCGCCGATTTTTGAGTGGGCTGGCAGGTTCATTCTTCGTCGCTTTCGCCGTTGCTGGCCAGATACTGAAGTGTGCGCAGGGCTGCGTGGTGTGCCGCGCTCGCGTCGCTCATGCGGGGTTCGAATTCCACGCCCACGTTGAGCGTGCCGTCGTCGCAATCCTCGATGGTGATGACGGCTTTCACGCTGCCACCTGCTCGGTCGTCTTGGCGATGAAGGCGGCGTAGTCTTCCGGCTTCAGTTCAGTGACGCGAGTGGCCGGGGTGCCCGCTGCCGACGTGAACGTCTTGACAAGGGCCGCAGCGGTCGGAAAGTCCGTGCGGTGCGAGTAGTCCTGAAGCGCCTTGCGCACGTCGTCCACGGTGTAGGACTTGTCCGACGCTTCGGCAGTCGGTTCGGCGACAACTTCGGGTTCTGCCGTGGCTTCTTGTTCCGGCGCCACGGCGGTCGGTGCTGCCTGGGCCTGCTCGGCTTCGGCGTTCTTGCTCTTGCGGGTCTTCCTCGGCGCAGCGGCTTCCTGCACTTCGGCCGGAATGTCGTTCAGCGCGGGGGTGACTGCGACAAGCTGCGGGGCGGGGGTGCGCGCCGGGCCAGCGTCGGCGAAGAACGCCACCAGTTCGGCTTGGGTCGCAAACGTCAGTTTCACTTCGATCATTGCTTTCTATCCTTTCAGGTTTGTAAGTGTTGTCGGATTTTTATGTAGGAATGCTCGTACAACAGTGTTGATTATGAACAGCCATTTCGATTTCCGCAACGAAACTGCAACATAATTATTTCTATCAACTTCCGAAGATTGATAGCTCATCTTTGATCTTGCGCCGCAATACTTCAGCCACCCGTTCGTCGGTGCTGTTGGCGAGACTGAAAAACCGGGCGCGCACGGGCTTGTCCTGGCCAATACGGTGCACGCGCATGATGGCCTGGGCGTTGTTCGCGTTCGTCCAGTCGTACTCGGCCAGCGCGATTTCGTGCGCGGCAGTGAGCGTCACGGCGGTGCCGGCCGCCTGGATGTTGGCGATGAACACCCGGCAGCGCGGGTCCTTCTGGAAACGGTCCATGTGGTCCTGCCGCTTCGCCGCTGGCGTGCCGCCGTAGAGCGTCACGGGCTTGAACTTCTTCAGGCCGTCGCGCAGCGTTTCGATCACCGATTTGTGGACGGCAAACAACACGATCTTGTCGACTTCGCCGCGTTCGAGTTCACCGCCCACCTGTTCGATGATGGCGGGGCATTTCGCCAGGCCAGTGAACTGGCGCAGCTCGGGCATCGACTTCTCGGCCGCTTCCATCAACGGCAGCATGTCGCGCATCGGCGTGCGGCTGTTCTTCAGCGTTTCGATCATGCCCTGGAAGGTAGCTTCCTGACGGTCGATCACTGCGGCCAGCTTTTCGTCGCCGCCGGCGCGTCGCCACAGGTCATACATTTTGACTTCCAGGTCGACCGGGCCGGCTTCCACGACGGCGCCGTGGTAGGAAATGGGGGGTAACTGAATGCTCACTTGTTGTTTGGTCCTTCGGATCATGAATTTGGAGAGAAGCCCGCGCAGCTCGGGGATCTGCGATTGCTTGGCGCCCGTAACCTTGAAGCCGAACGGCGTCACGCGGCCGTCGCAGTAGCGCTCGATGAATTCGCGTTCGTTAAGCGAGGTAAGGCCGGCGGTGCGCAGCCACACCCACAGGTCGCCCGGGTGGTTCGGCATCGGCGTGCCCGTGAGCAGCCACAGGCGTTTCGCGCGATGCACCAGCCCGTGGCGGCCCAGGACGGTCTTTGTGCGCGAAGCTGACGCAGATTTGAGGTAGTGGGCTTCGTCGCAGACGATGACGTCCCACGAGACTGCGCACAGGGCTTTCCTGTGCTCCGTCGCCAGGTCGTAGCTGCACACGGTGACGTGCTCGGCGCCTGGCGGGTCGTTGCGCCCGAACAACGCACGGCCGGGCGGGGCGAATAGCGAAAACCTATCGAACTCGCGCAGCCAATTGACGCGTGCAATGGCCGGGCACAGCACCAGGATGCGTTTCGCGGCCAGGATGTCCGCTGCACGGATGGCCTGCGCCGTCTTGCCCAGGCCCATTTCGTCCGCGAGCAGCGCGAAACGCTTTCCGGCCAGGTACTGGGCTCCGTCGAGCTGGTAGGGGTGCAGGGCATCTTCACTCACGGTTTTTCGTAAGGGGCGAGGCAGCGGCGGCAGAAAATGTCGTTGGTCCCGTTCTGAAGGACCCATTCGTGCTCGGTGTCGGACGCGCAGTTGTACGCCGATTCGTCGCAATGCGTTGTGTTTTTCGCATCACTATGCACAGCAGAAGGCGCGAGCTGGCGCTGCGTGTCGAACCACATCAGGAACAGCAGGCAGCACACCGCATGCGCAAGGTGCGGCAGGTTCGTTTCGGGGTCCAGGCGCTCGCCATTCCACCAGGCGTCGATGTGGCGCATGCTGGCGTCGTAGTAGCGGGTGCGCGCGTCGGGCACGTGCTTCCAGTTGTCGGGGGCGTACTTGCGCGCGCCGAACTCCAGCACCTGCACCACTTCGGCGACAGCGCCGGCCGGCAGCAGCGAATAGCGGATCTTGCCGCCGTCGTACTTCACGCCGCTGGCTTGCGAGGGCAGGGCGCTTTCGGGGTGCACTTGCGATGCCGCGTTCACTTCCCCAGCCCGTAGTAGCATTTGTCGCAGCCGTAGCCCGGCGGGCAGCAGTCTTCCGCGTCAGCATCGCGCCGGTCCAGCCACGCGTCGAACAGGATGATGGCGCCGGCCACCGCAACGATGAGAGCCAGCGCGGCGTAGAAGGTGAAGTCTTCAGGGTTCATAGATAGGTGTCTTCGAAAAGTTGGTTCAGTTGATAAAGGCGGGCGCAGATCGCCAGCACGATGAAACAGCAGACAGCGCTGGCGATGCCCCACCACGCGAAGAAGTCCCACAGCCACAGCGGCATATCACCTCCGAAGTGTCGAAGCCCCGTACAGGGCGATAAGGGCGGCTTCCGCGCGCCCGTCGTCCATCTTGCGCGCCCAGTGCGCGCTGGCGGCCGGCAGCAGCTGCGATGCCAGGCGGCGTGAATCGTCTTTGTCCTTGCCGATCAAACGGTGGTGCGCTTTCCACTCTTGCGGACGCACCAGCATCAAAGGGATGTCCGCGCCGGCGATCGCGGTTTTGACCGCGCCGAACGCTTCACCGAACGCGAACGCGCCGACCGGGCCGTCCATCGGGCTGCTGTGCACTTCTTCGACAAATGCGTGCGGGCCGTAGCACAGCGCCCAGCTGCGGATGATGTCGACCAGCCCGTGCAGGTCCACGCGCTTGCGTTTCGTCTTGCCGATGGTGACTTGGTGCGTTGGCATGTCGCGAACTTCGACCAAGCGGCCGGCCTCGGCGTCGAGCAGCGCCAGCGCGCCGGACGCGCCTGGGTCCACGCCGATGATGTAGTTCATAGCACCCCCACAGCCTTCAGCCGGCGCTGTAACTGCGCGGCACGGGCGTGTCGGTTGTCTTCCACCAGGGCGCGTCGGCGTTTTGGGCTCATTTTGGCGACACGTTCCGCACGACCCACGCACGCTTTGCACCGGCGCTGGCTGGGAGCCCGCCCTTCGACGAAGCAATCCGCCTTCTTGAACCTGCGGCAATCTTGGCAGAACAAATCGCTCATGCCGCCACCTGCTGCACAGGGGCCAGATCGGCGTTTTCCTGAATAGTGCGCGGCGCCCAGTCATCGTCGTGCAGCAGCACGCCCATGAGCCTAGCGGCGGCTTTCACACCCGGCACAGCGGCGCCCGGGATCAAGCCGCCCGTGCCGCCGTTCTCGCGCGGCATGCGCCACCTGAAAACCCTGGAGGGATCGCACTTCTTGCCAGTGGCCTCGCGGATGGCTGCCGCCAAAGGGCGCGCACCGCCGAAGCGCTTGATAATGCGGTCGGCCTGGGTGCCGTTGTCGGTGAAAATCTTGGTGCCCATGTGTTAGGTCCCGTACAGAATCGAATTAACCACAATAGTATTGCGAATTCCGCATCACTGCAAGCTGTTTAGCCAAAGCTCGTGTCAAGAGTCGCTTTTTACGCACACAGTGGATAAGTCGGGCAGTTTCCTTGGTGCAGCTGCGAACGTTGAGGTATCTTAATCGCTCGCATGTTGCGAGAAACGAAACAGGTAGGTACAATGGCTTCACAATTTAACGGACCAGGGATTCGAAATGCCCAATACTCAAGTATCGGCATCACCCGTGAACACACGGTGGTTCCAAGACACACTGGCGGACCGCCATCTATCCCAGCGCAAACTGGCGAAGATGATGAACCTGGACCCATCCGCGGTGTCCCTGATGCTTAGGGGGATGCGGGTTATCTCAGCGGATGAAGCGGCCGAGATGGCGCGGATCCTTGGCGTCCCATTGCCGGATGTGCTGGCCCAGATCGGCGTGGACTTGCCTAAAGAGTCGGGCTTGGAAATGGTGCCGTTCATCGGCTGGGCGGACGACAAGCAGGTCATCCACCCACAGACGAACATGGGGCCAAAGCACGCGCCGAAGCCGCCAGGTGCGGCCGAAGGCACGGTGGCGATACGGCACATGACGAATGACTACCGGGACGGATGGGTGCTTTATTTCCGCCCGGTCGACTACATCATGCCCGAGGCGGTCGGCCGGCTGGCCATCGTGGAATATGCCAAGACGGGAATGCGGGCCATCCGCATCCTGAAGCACGGCTACGAGCCGGGACAGTACCGGCTGTTCGATCCGTCCAGTGGCGAGTCCGAAACGGCGATGGTCGTCAGCGCGTCGGTGGTGACGTGGATCAAGCAGTGATCTTGCTTGCAGTTTGAAATCAGCCCGAATGGGCGGAACTCAAGATGGGCCCTTCTGGGCCCTTTTTTCTTTTTCAGGCGATCGCGCCGCCAATCTGAGCGGCTGCACGGACGATCGCGCGACGGGTGGCGGCCATTTCTGGCGGCCAGTTTTCGAACGTGTTTAGCCCAGCCTCGCCGAACATGAACGACGTGCAGGTGCTGCCGTTCTCGCGGTCCACCATGATGTCGAT